CAATTGCATATCATAAGCTCCTGTAGGAGGAGGCGACAATAAAAAAGTTGTGTCGTTCCAATCTGCATAATACGCTGGCATTCCTGTACTTGTGCTATCTGGGTTATAATCTTGTAAAAAAGTTACTTGTTTATAAAGTAAAAACTCTACATTAGAACCGTTTTTTACACTTAAAGAATACGGAGCTAAAAAGTCTGTAGGCTTTGATAAAAATTGATTACCTGCACTTGTAGAGCCCTCTGAATTTTTTCTAAACACAGATAACTGTACTTCTTTTAAAATGCGTTCTTCTGCATTTACTATAAAAGTATTTAACTGATTAACAAAAGTTGTTTCTGAATTTTGTGTATAATCTTGTATTGCTGTTTTTAATGTTGTGTATGTAAATGCCATTATGCCTCCAATGTAACAGGTCCAGATGAAACGTCACCGCCTCCGCCTAACGTATCTCCGGAAGTTGCTGTTTCACCTCCTGTTGCTGTAATTGTATACGTGCTACTTGTTAATACCGTAACTGCAAAACCGCTTGCTGTCTCAATCATACTCGTAGAAAAACCATCAAAAGGTGCTGAATTACGAAATCGTGTTATGTCACCTGTAGAAAAACCATGTCCTGGTTGCGTAATAGTAATCGTAGTAGAACCAGCTGTACCAGAACGAAAAGGATTAAATCCTAATAATACTTCTACAGGCGGTTCTGTTCGCGCCGGACGACTAATACGTAAAGCTTGCGGATCAGGTTGAATACGTGGAGGACTAAGTTGAGGTTGTTTAGCCTCAAACTCATCTGGTCCTACAAGTAATCCATTCCACTCTAAAATCATAGTTTTAAGAGGATATTCTCTTCCAGACCTGTCTGAAATTCCTTTAGCGTATTTATTACTAGCAAAACGAGGCATCTTAAATCCTTAATGACTGTTGTGTTGGTACTAAACGTAAAGCAACTCTTTCGCTATCCTCTGCTGCAGCACGTTGCCACTCTTCATCATACATTTGTTTTAAAAGTCCTATTCTTTGAGGAGAACGTTTTACTGCAAGATAATAAGCTAAACCAGCAACTAAACACGGTAAAAAACGAAAAGGAACATCGGGAGTGTTTTGTGAAGTTCCTACGTCTTCAATGCGTTTTACACGATAGTATATTAATTGATCTGTAGAGTTAATTGGAGCAGGCCATACAGTAATAATAGGTGTTATTTGTCTATCTATGTAATATTGAGTAGGTCTTCCCTGGGATGTTTTATCAGGAATAGCAAGATAATCTCCTCGACTTATTCTTCCTATCGATATATCAGAACCATCTCTACGTATAACCGCTTCTAAGATATCTACCGTAGCTTGCGTATCTGTTAAACTAGGAACAGTAGTTACTGCTGTTACTGTTCCGCTAGTGCTTCCTGTAACATCATCTGTTGCTACAAAAGTTCCTACAGGCACCGTTATAGTGATAGTAGTAGCTGTAGGTTTAGTAATAACCTTAGCAGTAGCTCCGCTTACAGAACCTGTAATGGTTTCACCAATAGTTAAATTTGCAGAAGCAGCTACTGTTAAAGTAATTGTTCCTAAAGGATATTCTGTAATAGCAGACGTTGTAGAAAGTTGTGCCATAGTTTGTGTCACTTCTTCTACCACCCAAAGATTTAAACCACGATTAGCCCAATCTGAAAACAAAAGATTTAAAGAACGACGTGCTGTTTTAGCGTCATAACCTGTACGTAATTCTAAACCGCAACGTTCATAAGCTTCTTCAATAATTTCTGCTATACTTAGATTAAAATCTACAGTTCCTGAAGTAGCCATATGTTTATCCTCTCGCTATTTTTTCAAAAATACCTTTTTCAGGAGCTCCTTTATCTCCTGGTTTACGCATTTTTTCTCCTGAACCCTCCGCAATTCTTTGTCTTTTAGCATGAATATTGGCATAAAGTCCGGCACCGCCTTTTTTATATTTCTTTTTAGCAGCTCCGCCAGACATATAAGCGGATGATTTATCGTTAAAAGATATTTCGTTTTTATTTGCATTTCTTGCTGAAACGTTAACTATTGAATTGTATCTCATAAAAACCTCCTATGTATTACCGTAAATCTTAATACATTCTAGTATAATAGTATAGGAATCATTAGCAGCTTCATTTTTTGTTCCAAAATATACATCGCCATTAGCTCCGCCTGTACCAAAAGTAGTAGGATTAGGAAGTCCGCTAAAACTAGAAAATTCTAAATTGTCACTGTAATCTTCTGGAAGTTGAATTGCCATAACTTGTGTAGTTGCATACCAATTAATAATAACGTTTAAGCCTATATTAGAATACCAAATTTTATTTATTCTTACTCCTATACAATCGTTTCCGTTAACAGGGTTTTTAGAAAGTGTTGAAACATCTATTTTTTTAACAGGTGTACTTTCACCGGTATCGACATATGTGTGAACAAAAGAAGCAACATACTTCTGAGGGCCATCCATAATAACAGTATTGGTGTTTACATCAGCCATTATTTTTCTCCTAAAAAAGGAGCTTCCGAAGAAGCTCCATTAATTAATTAAGTAGACTCTTTACCGTCGTCTTTTACATAATAGTAAATAACGCCTGTGATTGTTCCTCCAGTAGGAGCAGAACCACCGTGTCCACCTACAACTTTAATTCTTTCTGTAGCTGGTACGCCTACATCTCCTAAGTCAACACCAGCAGTGCTATCACCGCCCCAGATAGTTAGTACTGCTCCTGAGTCTGCGTCCGCCGCATCTAAATATCCATCTGTGTTAACAAAAGTTGTGCCACCATCATAGTCAGTATAACCCATATCTAATGTAGGGTTAGTTCCGCCAGTTGCGTCACCATTAAAACTAATACCTAATACTACTGCATTTTTAGGAAGAACTACTTTTCTTGTATCGGTTGCTGATACTTGAACATCTGTTCCTGCTGCTACAGTTGGTACTAAATAAAATTGAGCCATCATCATCATGCCGCCACAATAAGTTTCTCTTTTATTGTCACCGCCATTTGAACGAACATTACTTGCAAAAGTTGTGTTAGCCATATTTACCTCCTCATAAAGGGTTTATTTTAGCGTCTTATGAGTATCTGCTAGGTCAGTCGCTAAAAGTTATATATTACCTAGAAAGCGGGGGGAATGTTCCCCCCACTCAATTCGTCTTATGATGTTCCTGGAGATCCATAAACACAACGTGGATCTGAGTAACCGTAGCTGTAACGCTCACGGGCTTTAAATCTTACGTTGCCTGTATCGAAATCGCCTTCCATCTTAGTAGACATGCTTAAACGTTCAAAGTGAATAAATCCACGTGGAGCGTCTGTTTTCACAAACCATGCGTTAGCATCGTTTAAGAAGTGATTAACTGTGTAACCCTGTGGAAGCATTCCCATGTTTCTCATAGCGTTAACATCGTTATCAGCAGTCCCAGGACGTAATGTAGACTCAAGAAGTCTATCAGCTACGAACTGTAAGTTGGATGGAACTATCAATTTAGTACCTTGTACGGACACTTTTAAACCGCGTTCGTCAACGTAACCGCCTATGTCTATTAAAGCATTTTCAAGACTAGTTTCGTTAAGGTCAGCAGCTGTTGTAGGTCTATTAGCAAATGTACTACCAGTTACTAATGGGTGAGCTGTATTAACTAAACTTACACCATCACCACCTGTTATAGTAGCTGTGAAAGCATCGTTTAATATAGTTGCACCTTTAACCTGTTTAGTGTGTGCCATACTTCTTGCTAAAGCTTTTGTATAACGAGAAGCTAGACGATCATAAAGATTATCTTCGATCGCTTCTTCTGTTATTGAGAAAGCTAATGCAATTGTTTCGTTATTATACCTTGCGGTATAAGCTTCTTGTGCATCGTCAAATGATACTGCACCACCCTCGCTTTTAACGGGTGCTGCGCCAAAACCAGATAGCATTACTTCTTCTTCGAATGCTCTTTCTGATGATTCTGTATCAAAGATTTCTGCCGCTTCGTTTTCATACCTGTTATACTCAAGACCAAAAAGGGCGTTGAGTCCAGGTTCTAGCTCTTTAGCGAGCTGTGCTCTAGATATTGCCATATTTCAAGTCCTTCCTATACGCCAGTTGTTGAAACGGTACCTTGGACGATAGATCCAGTAGGTGCGTTAAAATGGTTATTAATA